AAGGATGGCAGACTTATTTAGCAAGAAACCCTGACTTCGCTAACGCTATCAAACAGGCTCAATTTGAAGGCGAGCTAGAACTTACCAGCGTTGTTCGCCAATGTGGCAACGGCTGGCAAGGCTCCGCTTGGCTATTGGAGAGAACGCGAGGCTATGTTGCCAGGGCTCAATTGGATCACACTACCAAAGGAAAGGAATTGTCAGTAAGCGGTAGTTTACTAGGGGCTTTCGGTGGGGGGAAGTAATACAATAAGCCGCTATTGGTATAGCCGCTATTTACATAGAGGATCCATGGATAGGAGTCCAATGCATAGAACCACGGGGTATGGGGGACCCCCACGAGGGGGGTGGGGTGATACCTGATACCCCCTCCCCGTAACCACCACAATTTTATGGCAGTCAAGCAAATTAAGCGCAAGAAATCCCCTTCACTCGGCATGGGTTCTCATATCCCTGCTTGGAAGCAGCGGAAGCTATTGGAGGAGGCTCAGCAGCTCTCGAACTTCCCTGAGATGATGCTTGGCCTACGTGATACCTATGCGTGGCAGAAGGCGGTGTTGGGGGCTCTGAACGAGAAGCATGCGAAGGTGGCTCTCAAAGCGGCGAACGGCTCGGGCAAGACGAGCATGGTGGCGGCGTCCGCTGTCATCTGGCACATGCTCCGCTGGCCGGGGAGCTTGGTGGTATGCACGGCTGGTGTGTACCGACAGGTGGCCGACGCTCTATGGCCGCACCTGCGGAAGATGATCAATGGCTTGGGTGGCGAGGAGAATGGGTTCTCGATCAAGGATGGCGAGATCCGCTATGTATACCCTAGGTTGGTTGATGGCCAACAATTGATCAGCCGCTGTATCGGGTTCAGCGCGAGCAACCCGGAGAAGGCTGAGGGCTGGCATGTGCAGGGTCCGAGTAATGACCTGATGTACATCGTGGACGAGGCGAAGGCGGTGCCGGACGGGATATTTCAGTCGATGGAGCGGTGCCAGCCGACGCGGACATTGCTGATGAGCAGCCCAGGTGGGAGCAGCGGGTACTTCTACGATGTATTCCGCCGGAATGACGGCAAGTGGAAGACCTTTACCGTTACCGCTTTCGACTGCCCGCATATCCGGAAGGAGTGGATCGACGATCAGTTTGCGAGGTGGGGCGAGGGCCACCCGCTGGTGAGATCGATGATCTACGCGGAGTTCATGGAGGACGATGGGAGTTTGACCGCCGTAAGGACCGCCGACTGGCAGAAGCTGGTCAGTGGCCCACCCAAGGAGGATACCGAGGGGCATAGGCTCACCGCGGGTTGCGATTTCTCCGCCGGCGGGGATGAGAGCGTGATGGTGGTGAGGCAGGGGAACACGGTGAAGGGTCTGATCCGCTGGCGGGACAAGGACACGATGGCCAGCGTTGGGCGGTTCATCAGCGAGTTCCGGAAGTGGAAGCTCAAGGCTGAGGACATCTACGCGGATGTGGGTGGCATGGGTGTGGTGATGTGCGATGCGCTGAGGGCGGAGGGGTGGGACGTGCGGCGGGTGAACTTCGGGGAGCGGGCGATACGGGATGATCAGTTCGTGAACAAGGCCGCGGAGATGTGGATCGAGTTCGGGCGGATGGTGGAGGAGGGACGAGTGAACCTGGGTCCGGTGGGTACGGATGAGGTGCTGCTCCAGCAGTTCGTGAGCCGGAAGGTGCGGACCAATGGCAAGGGTAAGCTGACGCTCGAAGGGAAGGATGAGCTGCGAGCCCGCGGGGTGAATAGTCCGGATAGGGCGGATGCGGTGGTGCTGGCATTCTGCGGAGCCGGGGGGAAGCGGATGGACGATTATTTCAAGGCTCTGGGCGAGGATGGGAGGAGCCTGTTGGAGCGGATGGAGGATGAGATGGGGGCGATTGAGGGGGATGGTAAAGGGTCTGCGCTTGCTGGTTGTGAGGTTGGGGGATAGGAAAGGGGGAGGATTTTTATGATGAACGACAAACAGCGGAACTCGTTACAGGGCCAGATAGTAGAGGCTGTTGGCCAACGTAGTCCGTGGGAGCTGCGGCAGACGAGGTGGTATGAGTTGCGCCATCACGGTTTGCGCCGGACCAATAAGCCCTGGCCCAAGGCCGCGGATCTGCATTGGCCGCTCATCGATACGGCGATCGAGAAGCTCAAGCCGCTATTCCTCCAGCAGGCTCTGGGCATGGATGTAGTGGCCAGCTTTGTTCCGATGCGCCAGCAGTTGAATGCGTACACGCGGGTGGCTGAGGACTGGTTCAATTACAAGATCCGGGACAAGACCAACTTCGTGGACGAGGTACTCTCCTGGGTCGATTACACCCTGATGAGCGGGCGCGGGGTGATGAAGTGCTTCTGGAATCCGGGTGATAAGCGGGTGGGTTTCGAGGCGGTGGACCCGATGTATATTGTGGTGCCGGCGTACACGACCGATTTGCAGGATGCGGACTGGCTGGTGCATGTGATGCCGATGAGCGTCAATGCGTACAAGCGGATGGCCGGCCAGTTTGGGTGGAAGGCGGATAACAAGACGATCGAGAAGATCCGGGGTAACCCGCAGGAGGACGATAACATTCCGGGAGCGGCGTCCGAGAATGATGCCAAGCAGTTGCGTGAGGGTATTACCTACACGACGAACACCGATGGCGTGATCGTGTGGGAGGTGTACCGGAAGCGGGATGACGGGGTGTGGGAGGTTTATCTCTATAGCCCTGCGGCGGTGGATCTGGACCTGCGGGACCCGATGGAACTGCCCTATGATCATGGCCAATGTCCGTTCGTGGACTTCCCGTATGAGATCAAGGACAAGGGTTGGTTCAGCCCGCGAGGGGTGTGCGAGATCCTGGCTCCGTTCGAGCTGAGCATGACCTCGATGTGGAATCACAAGCATGATGCGATGACCCTGTACAACCGCCCGCTGTTCCGAGCGGAGCGGGAATTGCCCAACTCCATCAACCTGCGGTTCCAGCCGGGACAGATTCTGCCATATGGTGTGGCCCCGGTGCAGATGCCGCAGCCGCCGGTGAGCTTCGATCAGGAGCTGAACCAGACGCGAGCGGTCGCGGAGAACCGGATCGGGAGTCCGGACTACGCGATGGGGAGCGTGATGAGCGGTGGCACTGATCGCCGGACTGCTACTGAGATCCAGAGCATCAACGCGCAGGCCATGCAGAGCGGTGATCTGCGGGCAAGACTGTTCCGTATGGCTCTTGGTAAGCTGTACCGGCAGGCGTGGAGCCTGTATGTGCAGTACGATAGCAAGAGTCTGCGGTACCGGTTCGCGGAGGATTCGCTGGAGGCGGACCCTGTCGCGCTGCACGACCAGTACGAGCTGGAGCCGAAGGGTGGAATGGACATGGTGAGCCGTCAGATGATGGTGCAGCAGGCCATCAATCGTAAGCAGTTGTTCATGAACAGTCCCTGGGTGGATCAGGTGGAGCTGGACAAGAGCATCATGGAGCTGGATGACCCAAGTCTGATCAAGCGATTGCTCCGGGATCCTGGCCAGAAGGCGCAGGACGAGCTGGAGGACGAGACGAAGACGATCCCGACGCTTTTGGTGGGTATCCCGGTGCCGGCGAAACCGGGTCAGAACTACGCGGGCCGTATTGGGGTGTTGATGCAGTACCTCAATGGGGCGATCCAGCAGGGTCAGCAGTTCAGTCCGGCGGCCCAGAATGCGTTTATGATGCGTCTGGACAGCCTGTTGCAGTTCTACGAGCAGGTGGCGACGAATGAGGCGCGGAAACTGCGGAAGGAGATCCAGAAATTCTTGGAGGGAAGCGGTTTACTGGCGCAGCAACAGGCCCAGATTCCGGTTCCGCAGCCTGAGATGGCGCAAGCCCCTGTTTAAGAACACAAATGACCTGCAAAGATTGCCGATATCGGGCCTCTGACAGCACTTGTCGGAGGTTTCCGCCCACCAGTAGACCCACTTGCTGGCCTACTGTCCTAGAATTTGACTGGTGCGGTGAATTTCAAGCCATGATTGCCATTGTCGCTCCCCCGCCGCCCCTTCCGCCGACCCCGCAACAGCCTATTCCTCAGAGTGGGCCACTACTTGAGGAATTGGTGGAGGGTGTTGCGCCCAGAATCCGGGTTCAGAAGGTTCGCAAACCCGAGAACATGAAGGACATCCAAGAATCACCCCTATTCCAGTCCTGATATGGCCGACTACCAGGGAAAGAAGGTCACGCTCAACAAGCCTTTCTACACTCCGGGCGAGGCGAAGAAGCGGGCGGTTTATGTTCGCAACCCCAAGGGGACTGTGATCAAGGTTCGCTTCGGGGATCCGAAGATGGAGATCAAGAAGGACGATCCGGAGCGTCGGAAGAACTTCCGCGCACGGCATAATTGCGATACGGCGACGGACAAGACGACCCCGAGGCACTGGTCCTGTAAGGCTTGGTAATTTATGAAGAAACAATCGAAGTTCAGTAAACTGGCAACGCAACTCAAGAAGGAGGGCGCGGATGATCCGCGGGCTCTCGCGGCATACATCGGGCGCAAGAAGCTCGGGGCCGCGGAGTTCATGCGGCGACAGGCGGCGGGTCGTAAGAAAGCTGCGAAATGATCAGCACCTTCGCCAAGCTCCGAGCCGCGTGGACATTCACACGGCACCAGCGATGGGTGGATCCGCTCCCGTGGACCAAGGAGGACGCCACCGCGCTTAATAGCTTTTTCAAGAGCGATACCGGGAAGAAGTTCAAGGACGCTCTCCTGAACACGGTTCTGATGCAGAACGCTTCTGCTATAACAGACCGAAACCATTTGCAATACTCCTCGGGATTTGCAATGGGTCAGGCCAGTCTTGTGAAGGTCATCGAGATGATGGCCGACCGAGAATCAATTACGGGGCAGGAAGATGATCCGGATTCTGCCACGAACACATAGGATCAAAGTTGCGGTTGCTGCGTCTGTGCGGGCCAGCAAACGAGTATAAGCACAATATGTCAGATGAAAATATGAGCGCCGACGCGATGCTCGCATTGGCCAGAGATCACGATGCCGGTGTCGATATCGACAGCCAGCCAGCGGAGCAGGCTCAAAATAATAACGAGTCTGCTTCGGTTGAGCAGGAATCCTCAAATGAGGTGACCGCCAGCAAAGAGAGCGATGGTGGCGAGCAGGAGGTCAGCGCGAAATCAGAGTCGGAATCCAAGGCCAAGCAGAAGGAGGAGAAGCCGAAGGATCAGAAGAGCAAATTCGCCCAGGAGCAACAGCGTAAGGCTAAGTCTTGGGAGCAGATCAACGCCGAGAAGGAGGCTATCAAGGCCGAGCGCGAGGCGGTGAAGCGTGAGCGGGAAGAGTGGAGTAAGCAGCGGGAGCAATCCACGGCTGCCGAGTCCAACTCGTTCCGGGACGACAAGGGATACACTGCGGAGGATTACGAGGCTGCGGCCAAAGAGTTCGATGCGGATGGTGATACCCAGTTGGCCAAGGCAGCGCGAGCCAAGGCTGATGGAGTCCGTAAAGCGGCGGGTGCCAAGCAGCAGCAGGTTCAGCAGGAGCGTTTCAACAAGTCATGGGCTGAGAACTATGGCCGACTCTCTGAGAAGGAAGTCTGGCTCAAGGATCAGTCCAGTCCTGAGTACAAGCGCACGGTTGAATTGTTGCAGCGGGTTCCGTTCCTCACTGCGATGCCCGATGGACTTGTCCATGCGGTTGAACTGATGAAGCTCCAAGATACTGCGGGTCGATCTCAGTCGCTTGAGTCCGAGAATAAGGCTCTGAAAGAACAGCTCAGTAAGCTCCAGCAGAAGACCGCTATTGGGAAAAGCGTTCCGGCAGGACAACTCAAGACCGAGGAGAAGGATTTCTCCCGTCTATCCATGAAGGAGCAAAGGGATGCGCTCATGCGAGCGTCGAGGGAGTTCGACCGGGAAGGCAACTGATAGCACAACCACAACTCAAATATGCCAGTTACAACCTCTACTACGTTAACCAACCAGTTCCAGAACTACTTCAGCAAGGAGCTGCTCTCGATCGTCCAGCAGGAGACGATTCTTGATCAGTTCGCCATGAAGGCTCCGATTCCGAAGAACAACGGTAACCGTGCGATCAGCATGTTCCGCTTCGGCCCTCCGAGCATCGCTGGCGTTCAGACCCTTGCTGCCCCCACCGCTTACGCCAACGAAGGTATTGCTCCTACGGTTGCGAGCTATCGTCAGCTCCAGCTCCTGAAGCTCGACAAGGCTCTGACCCAGTATGGTCAGGTCATTGGTCTGAGCGACATCCTCCGCGCCACGGACCTGTTCAACAGCTTGCAGCAGTCCACCAAGACCTCCGGTCTGGACATGGCCCTCTGGGTTGACTCGGTGATTCGTAACACCCTGATCGGTTCCAACCTTGCCTTGAGCAACGGTTCCATCGGTAGCGGCCCTGAAGGCGGCTCCATCGCATCCCCGACGTTCGATAACACGGACGCTTGTAATACCGCTGCCAGTTCCGGTGGTATCAACGTGTACGGTAACCCCGCCACGCTGGGAGCCGGAAACCAGACCTACACCGCTCTTAGCGATGACAATACCTCGACCAACACCACGATGAGTGCTGCTGGTGTCCTCGATTCCATGACCCGCCTGAAGCGCAACCGCGCTCCGATGGTGAACGGTGGATATATCCTCGCGACCGACCCTCGCGTTTCTCGTGATTTGATGCGCGATACCGACTGGTTGAACGCCTCCAACTACGGCAACAAGGGTGTGCCGTTCTACAAGGGCGAAGTGGGTTCCATCTACGGTTGCCGCGTGGTTGTTCAGACCAACTCGTTCATCAGCCAAGGCAACATCACGACCGCTGGCCAGCAGTTCGTTTATAACCCCGCTGGTGGTGGTGGTTTGACCGATACTTCTGACATCATCGCTTCGTTCTTCCTGGGTCAGGAAGCGTTCGGTATCCCCGCCCTGACCGGTGATGATCCGTTGTCTCCGAAGATCGTGATCACTGATACCCCCGACAAGAGCGATCCGTTGAACCAGCTCGTCACCGTTGGTGTGAAGCTGTTCTTCGCCGCTCTGCGTTTGGCCGCTGGTAACACCAGTGGTGCTGCTCCTGCGAACCTGAATCCGGCTTGGTACTTGGTGCATCGCACTAAGACCAATACCACGCTGTAATATGCGACCCAAGACGGCCACCATCATGGTGATTGCCGTTAGCCCAAAGGGGCATCATCGAGCAATCGGTGGTGCCCCTTCTCATTCCGCTTGCGGATGTGATGAGGCTGACAACAATGCGCCCATGATTTCTATTCCGGTCGAGGCTCTTTCCACCGACATGGAGGATGGCCAACAAGCCATGCCCGAAGTTGGTGATGAAGTTGTCCTAGAGGAAGTTCGCGGTGTTCTCAAGAAGCTCGAAAACGGCGAGGCTTATGTCGAGATCCGCAGTGTGAACGGTATGCCCGCCGAGTACGAGTCTAAGAAGGATAAGGGCATGGAGATGGAAGGCCCTATGGACGAGAAGGGTATGCGCGACATGGTCGCCGAGTACGACAGCGAGATGGAATCCTGATATGCCGATCTACACCTTCGAGAGCAATGGCAAGTCCATCGAGCATATCGCTCCGATGGGTACTGATTCCATTGTCCTTGATGGCAAGCGTTGGAGCAGACAGCCGGTGGCCCGCTTCGGGGTCACCGGTTTTGCCCGCGAGGCCGAACTCAAGGACCATGTGAAGAAGGGATTCAGCCGGATGGAAGACCGGCAGGGCTCCCGCTTTGAAAGCACTTTCAGCAAGAATCAAATTCGCAAGATCTGGGATATATGAGCGCAAATTCAAATCTGGCCACTGAGTATTCGATGGGTAACGGCGGGTTCAAGCTCGTCCTCGTTACCACGTTGACCACTGGCCCATTCGTTGCGGTCACCACGATTGCTCCGACCACCTTCACCTCGATCACCGGCAAGAACATCAGCGGCAGTTGGTCGTCGGCCACTATCCCCGCTGGTATCACGCTTCCTGGACCGATCGACAGCTTCCAGATTTCGAGTGGTCAGGTGGTCGCTTTCAATGGAGTGATCAACTCTTAAGCCGTGACACTCGCTCTCGGAACAAGATTAACGTCCAGCGGATCCGGTGGGAATGTCACCCCGATTGATCCGCCGGTCGAGCGTCGAGTTCTTGTCACAGACCACTCTCTGGAGCCAATTGTTCTGGAGTTTGACCCCGGAGACCCTGTTGTATATCTCGTAGCGTCAGAAGGCACTTATGATGTAATGACGCTTGAGGGTGGTACAAGTCCTATTGGAGTAACAACCGAAGACCTTGGAAGATTCATTCTAACAGTTAACTGATATGCCAGATACGAAAATCACAGCACTGACGGCGATCGGAGCTAATCCGATTATCCCAGCAACCTTCCCCATCCCGATGGTCGATCTTACCGACACAACGATGGCGGCAAGCGGCACCACGAAGAAGGTGACCGTGAACCAGATCCTGGGAGCCGGCGGCACCGCCACCCTCGCCTCCGCCACCATCACCGGCGATCTGACGGTGCGGACGAATAAGCTGTTCGTTAATGCGACTGGCGTGGGTGTGGGGACGACAAGTGTTTTTGGCGACTTCACCATTCAGAACAGTAGCAACTGTCGTTTTGAGGTTACCTCTTCCGCTGGCGGAACATCTATTGAGAATCTTAACAACGCCCGAAATGCATATCTGAACATGACGATGTATGCTGATGCGTACATCTGGAATCGTCTCGGTTCCGAAGCCATGCGCCTGAACTCCACGGGGCTGGGCGTGGGGGTTGTGCCTTCCGCTGGCAAAGGTGCATTGCAGCTTTCAAGCGGTATCAACTTCCCCGCCACCCAAGTGGCATCGTCTGATGCGAATACGCTCGACGATTACGAGGAGGGGACGTTTACGCCGACTGTGGTTGGAAGTACAACTGCTGGGACAGCAACATATTCTGCTGGAGCCCAAAACGGATACTACACAAAGGTTGGAAGATTGGTTACAGTTCAAGTTTACATGGTTTGGTCTGGTCATACTGGAACTGGAAATATGCGGTTTGCAGGTTTGCCGTTTAATACCGCTAACATTACATCAAATTACGCATCTGTTTCGTTTGGGCTTGTTAGCAACATTGCTCTTACAGCGAATAACATACTTACTGGCCACACGGAATTAAATAACTCGTTTATTAACGCGCTTCAAACACCTGCGGGTGGTGGAACATACACGCTTGTTCCTATTGATGCCGCAGGAGAAGTTCTTTTTACCTGTTCTTACATAGCCGCCTAATCCTATGCCACTCACCGAACGCACCATCTTCTCGCTCTGCGAGGTTCTCCCTAACACCACGTTGCAGGTTCGCATGTCGAACCAGATTGTGGACGGCGATGTCGTGAAGGCATCGACCTTTAACCGCTACGTTCTGGCTCCCGGCTCCGACCTTACGGGTCAACCCGAGCAGGTTGTCGCGATTGCAAACGCGATCTGGACTCCTGCCGCTGTCGCAGCCTACGCCGCCGCTCAAATCTCTAGCCCCACCATCCAATGATCGTACCAGTTGATATCGTCGCAGTGCAGGTGAACGCCAACAACTCGTTGTTTGTCACGACCGGCGTTGATTACGACAACGATGGCAAAGTAATTGGATCCGAAATTACCTCGCAGTACACGCTCAATCCCGGCGACTCGCTGGAAGGTCAGCCGACTGAGGTTGTGAATATCGCGAATGCTCTGTGGACTCCTGCGGTTGTGGAGGCTTATAAGCTGGCCAATCCGGTCATCGCTCCGCCGCTGCCGTGGGTGCCGCCGGTTGTCGAACAGAAGGTGCCGGTTTTGGTTGCGGAGCAGCCTGTCGTTTCCGACACTGCGGTCTGATATGGAAATCACCATCACACTCACTCAGGAGCAGACCAATAGCCTGCTCCAACTCATCGACATCGCCATCAAGGCCGGTGGCTACCAGAACGCTAAGGTAGGCGTTCCTTTGGCCGACATCATCCTCACAGCAGCCCAACCAAAAGCATCCGAGTAAATGGACTCAAATCACGGCGGTGACACAAATCAGATGATTGTCTCCATGGGAGGAGCAGCAGCGGCCACCGCTGTTTCGTTCATCCCATGGCTCACCGACATCGTTCGACTCGTCACCGCCGTGATTGGCTTACTATGCGCCATCTACGGTGCGTATCGCTTATTCCGCTCCAAATGAAAAACACCAAGACCACTCTCGCCGGCATCGGTGCCATCCTGGTCGCTGTTGGTGGGGCTCTTAAAGCCCTGTTCGACGGTGATCCGACCACCCATCTGGACATCACCACGACTATCGCAGCGGTCACCGCTGGCATCGGTCTGATCTGGGCTAAGGACGCCAAGGACGCCGAGAAGAAGCCCGAGTGAACTGGGTCTACCAGATCGTCCTGGCATTCCTCGACTGGATCCGAGCAACCCCACCCACCGATGTCCAACACGGCCAAGCTCCA